CATGGATTTCAACTGCTATAGTTTTCATTCGTTGCCGCTGAGCAACGCACCTGTCCGGGTGGCGGAATGGTAGACGCGCTAGCTTGAGGTGCTAGTGCCTATTTTATACAGGCGTGCGGGTTCAAGTCCCGCTCCGGACACAGATTGAGCCGGTTCCCGAATCAACGGGGATCGGCTCTTTTGCTAAGCGGGAGTAGGGCTCACGCCACCTCTTCGATGCCCCTCGGTTTACTCGGTTTTACTCGGGTTTTCCGAAAAATGTGGGCAAGATGTGGGCACGGAGTGGGCACGGGAGCCACGACGACACGCCGATGTGCAGATGACCGCGAAACAAGAAAAGCGCCCCGCTCCCCCGCGGCGCAGGCGGGTGGAGCGGGGCGCTGCGATGCGATGACGCAGGCTATTCCCGTGTCGAATGTCTGGCTTTGATCGTGCTGGCGCCGATGAGTGCGCCGACGAGGGTGCCCAGGGCGGTCAGGATGGTGACGGTCAGATCGGTGCCCGCCCAGCCGGCCGCGGTGCCGATGGTCTGCACGCACACGGCCAGCGCGGGCAGCGCGATCAGACCCACCCATTTCAGCACGTCATACACCTTGTCCGGGATGAGATACCCAGTGGTCTCTTCTTCGTCTTCCATAATTGCTCTCCTTACGAATATGGGGCCCGCACCCGTGGCGGATGCGGGCCATGATGGGCTAGTAGTAGAGGACCTCTCCCGGATAGATCAGGCTGGGGTTGCCGGAACGGTATCCGGTGAGCTGTGTCCAGCTGATGCCGAGACGCTGCGCGATGCCGGACAGGTAGTCGCCGGACTGCACGACGTACGTGCGCGACCCGCCGTTGGCGGTGGTGCCTCCGTTGTGGCAGACCACGTCGCCCGGATACACGCGGTTCGGGTCACCGGACGGTACGGTGACGTTCCACCAGTCGCTCCAGAACTGGCTGACGGTCTGTCCGCTCTGGATGGTCACGCAGGAGCCGCCACAGCCGCCCGCGTAACCGGTGTCCGTCTGGGCGGTCCCGCCCGTATTGCCGGAGGGGGTGATGTCCACGGCGCTGCCGTCGGGCTGCGCCGGGTTCCCGCCGGCGTAGGCGGCCCATGTGGTCGCGTCCCCGTAGAACGTGTTCGCGTCCAACGGGCCGATGCCGCCACCGTACGCGGAGCTGGTGTACTGCCAGACCGCGGCGAACGGCCACTGGCCCGTGCTCCACGTCGGCGACCCGGCCTCGCGGATGGTCTCGGCCGCGTACCCGTTCGGGTAGGCTGCGAGCCACAGGCCGTAGTCGGCGGCGACCACCGCGCTCCAGTCGTTCGACGTCACGACGGATCCCGACATGTAGATGAGCGGCTTGACGCCCCACACCTCATGCACGCGGTCCAACCAGCGCTTCGCCCACCACGTCCAGCCGTTGCAGGCCCCGCCCGGCTCCCAGTCCAGGATCGGCAGCACGTGCTGCGCACGGTAGCCGACCGTCTGGCTCAGAAACCAGTCGGCCTCGGCCTCCGGCGAATTGCCGAGGTCGGGGCGGGCGAAATGGTAGGCGCCCGTGTACATGCCCGCGTCGATGGCCGCCTGGATGTTGCAGTCACCGACCGGATCCGTGTATCCGTTGCCCTCCGTGACCTTCGCGATCAGGAAGTCCGCGCCGTCCGCCTTCAACGCGGCCGCGTTCACGCACCCCTGCCAGTTGCTCACGTCCACGCCCGCATCCGCCAAAGCGGTCGCCGGCGAGACGCCGAGCAGCACGGCGACGATAATCGCGAGGATCCGCATCACCAGGCTCGGTTTGCTCTTGTTCTTGATGTCCAATTCCTCTCCTTAACTGTCGGTTGATATAGAAAAGCCCCACCCGATCCGGATGGGGCAAAATTCTGATTGGCCTCTACCAGCGGTCGTCGCCGCCACGCACGAACATCCACACGACGGTTACGGCGACTATCATCACGATGACGATCATCGACTCCTCCTCAGTTCGCGGATGTCCTCGCGCAGCTGCAGGTGCTCGCGTTCGGCGTTCGACACGCGTTCGTTGACGGTCTTGAACTCACCGTTCATGTCGTCACGCAGGCTGGCGAGCGCCGTCATGACCCGCTCGTGCTTCTCGTCCATGTCCGCGCGCAGCGGCGCCGAATGGTCGTTGGTGATCTCCCACTTGGTCGCTGTCTGCTGGTCGCGCAGTCCTCGAATCTGCCTGGACTGAATCACCGCCACGACGACCGTGGCCAGGCTCGGCACTATCGCGATCAGGATCACCGCCCACAACGGGGTGCCGGATGGAGGAGTCATGGATCGGTCCTTTCGGCGTATACTCTGAGGTATGAGTGATGTGGTATCGGCCGTCGGCAGCGCGGGAAGGATCACCGACGTCGCGGGAAAAGCTTCCGGCGTCCTCGGGAGCATCGCCGACTACTGGGGATTGGGACGATGGCTTGACCGTCGTTCCCGGTCGAAGGACGTGGACGCTGCCGTCGAACGGTACGAGTCCCTGTACGGGACGGGCATGCCCGACGAGGTGAGGGACCTGCTGTACGCGAAGTACGTCGCTGAGTCCAGAAGGCTGGACAATCTCACCGAGGTGCTCTCCATCGTCCGGGACGCGCGCCGGGGAAGGGACGATACCGGCACTAAACCGCAACAGGATTGGCTCGACGCATTCGAGGACGGGGCCTCGCACGCGTACGAGGATGAGATACGTGCGTTATGGGCGCAATTGTTGGACGAGGAGATCACGTCCGCCGGGAGTTTTTCGAAAAGATCGCTTGCGACGCTCAAGGGCATGAACGGGACGGAAGCCAGGAAGTTACGTGTCCTTTGTTCATGGAGCGTCGAGATTCGGGACCAGACCGGCCGATGGGTGCCCGTCCCGTTGCTGCAGTCCCCACTCGAATGCGGGGCCGGGGCGAACGGGATACCACTGAGCGAGGTATCAATGCTTGAAGACGCCGGATTGACCACGCAGATGCCGGGTCACGCTCCGGACGTCTACGTGCCGCCAAACTCCACATGCGTTATCCGCGTCAACGCGACGCCGGCAACGCTGCGCAACGATTCCGACCAGCTGCGCGGATACCGCCCGACGTATGCGTTCACGTCGATCGGCATCGAGTTGGCGAAACTGTGCGTCCTGGGCGACGCCGACGCGGATCTCCCGTCGATTCTCCAGTCGCGTCTCTCATTGGTCGAACGGTGACGCCGCCTTCTTCCCGAACACCATGTTCGGACTTGGCCGTAGGCCCGGTTCGAACATGGTGGTTTGCACGTCCGGACGCCGTACTGTGCCGTTCGGATACCGTACCTGTGGGGCAGGTATCCGGACTCCGAGTGACGGGACGTGCACGCCCGTCGTCCTGGTTCGTCGTCAGACGGGTGTTCCGTGCTGCGGTCAGGCGAGCACCGTGTCCACGGAGATGGAGATGTCGAGTTTCATCCCGGTCTCCATCTGTCTTGCTCCGCTGGCTTGGCGGATGACCATGCTGGCGGAGCCGTTGCCGATCGACCAGTAGTGCTGGTTCAGCGTGTTGTATTCTCCGTCGAAGCCGAGGACGGCTCCGGTCCGGTATCCGGGGAGCTCGAGCCAGTTCGGCGTCCGGCACATGACGAATCCGACGCCGCCCAAGGATTCGTCGAAGTCGGCGTCCGTGAGGATGTGCCACAGGTGCAGGTGCAGTCGCACGGACCGGCCCGCCACGTGGAGCTTGGCGTCCAGCGTGTCCTGGTCGGCCGTCTTCGTGATCTGGCTTGACGCGTCGGTCACGGCCGTCGGGTCGGCGAGCCCGGCGAGGATGTTGGACAGGTGCGCGCCGATGACGCGGTGTCCTGAAGCGTTCGGGTGCAGGCCGTCGGCCAGGAGCGTGTCGTCCGTCCCGACCCAGGTGAAGGCGTCGGGCGCGATCATGGCGCCGCGGGCCATGCCTTCGGAGACGATGGCGTCGTAATAGCCGACGTTCCTGTGGTCGAGTCTCCCGTAGGTCGGGTTGAACGCGCCTCCCAATCCGGAGGCGAGCAGGATCGTCGCGTTCGGGTACTCGCCGCGGATCGCCTCCATCACGCGGCGCACGCCGTCGCGCCCCTTCGTGACGTCGCGGTCGACGTCGTTCACGCCGCCGCACACCACGGCCAGCCTGACGCGGGAGTGGTCGTACGAGTCGTCGGACTTGCTGTTGGCGACCTCGTGGGCGATGTCGCCGCCGGACTGGCCGGCACGGTAGAATCCCTCGCCGCCGGCCGCGTAGTTGTGGTCCTCGAACCCGAACGTGGACGACAGGACGTCCCTGAACGTCACGCCGCCGGACAGGTATCCCGCGGTGATGCTGTCCCCGAAGAACGGAACATGGCTCCCCCACCGTCCCTTCAGGCCGGCCAACGCCTGCTGGGTGGCCGAATCACCCAAAACGTACGCGGCCACGGCCTCGTCAGCCGGCACCGCGTCCACGCCCGGCAGGCCCTGCGGACCCTGCGGGCCCGTCGCCCCGCGCGGTCCCGGCATGTTCGCCTCCATCAGGTCCACTATCTGCTCCGTCATATCAAAAACCTTTCCCTTGAACCGTTCAATCCGACAGGGCGTAATAGCCCCAGCCCAGCGTGCGCCTGGTCCCGCCGTCCGGCGACGTGACCGTGACCTTCCACTGGCCGGTCCGCCGGGCCGCCCACACCGCGTCCGTAAACGCGGAGGGCGGGATGTCCGCGATCGCATACCCGTCCGCGGTCATCTCCCCGCACGCACGCGAATACCACAACTCGCTCCCGTCCGGGCTGCGCAGCTCGACCACGCCGCTCCACGCGCCCAAATCCACAGCCTTCACGGTCCCGTCCGGATACCTCTGACGCCACCGGCCGCCCAACCGCTCGCTGTCCCCACGCACCAGGCGCACGTCCAGACGCCCGACCCTCCTGCCAACCGTCGCCATGCATGTCCTCCCTTCTATTCGCCGAGCCCGTCGAGCGCGTTCAACCGTTGGAAGATGCGCCTGAAATTCTCGCCCACCGTCACCAGCAACTGGTTCTGGATCGTGTCGATGGCCGACTGCTGTGTTTGCAGCTGCTGGGTCAGGGACTGCAGCGAGGCCACCGTTTCGCCCTGCTGGCCCACGATCGATTCCAACTGCTTCTGCTGCGACTGCAGGGATGCCTGCTGCTGGCGGAGCTGTTCCTGCTGGCCGGCGAGCGCGTCCTGCTGCTGCTTGAGTTGCTGCTGCTGCCGGTCGAGCATCTCCTGCTGTTGGCGGAGGATGACCTGCTGCAATCCCTGCGCACGGGTCAGCGCGTCCAGCTTCGAGGTCAACTGGGTCAGCTCGGTGCCCGTGGGCCGGTTGGCCTCGCGCTTCTCCGCCTCACGGCGGTTACGAGTCTGGATCTGGGCGGCTATCCAGCTGTTGCCGCCGGATGTGTATTTGCGTTTGAGGTTGGCGACCGGGGTGTCGAGTGGTTCGCCCTGGTCCTCGCGCACCATGGTCTCGACCGTCTGGGCGAGCAGAGCGTGGCCCGAGTCGTTCGGGGTGATCCCGTCGGCACGCAAGTCGGGGTCGCTGCCGCAGATGGAGCGCATGTCCGGGATGCACAAGGCGCCGGCCTGGTCGGCCGCGAGTCTGATGGCGGTCAGCACATGCGCCTGGTTCGACACCGTCGTGTCGTCCGTGCCGGCGGGGATGCAGCCGGGACCGCAGCCCACCACGATCCGCGCCCCGGGGAACAGTTCGGCGGCGTGCGCGATCGTGTCCGCGACGGCCTGCTGCATGCCGGCCACGTTGGCGAACGAATCCAGCAGACCGGCCATGAGGAACACGTAGCCCACCGTCACGCCCGCCGATCCCGAGGCGGCCGCGTCGAGCTGGCCCGTGAGCGTGTTCCCGTCGACCATCCATCCGACTCCGGATTTCGCCTGGTTGCGCTCCTCGAGTCCGAGCGCGCCCGAGGCGAGCGTGGAGTACCGGTGGGCCGTATCCGATGCGCCATCGCCGGCGGTGACCTCGTCGCCGCACCATACGGCCACGCTCCCCGCCGCCGTCAGCGGCATGATGTCGTCGCTCATCGATCGATCCTTTCCTGCGCCTGGATGGTCAGCCAGTCAGACGATGAGTCGCCATCGACGTCGGTGATCTTCAGGGGGATGGTCCTCGTGCCGAGGTGGTCGTCGCTGACGGTCAGGTCGGCGGTGTCGCCGACCCTCACGTCGTGCTCCTCGCCGATTTTGACGGTGTACGTCTCCACGGGCCACGCGCCGCGCGCGAGGTCGGCCAGCGCGTGCTCCTGCAATGTCCTGAGCTCGCTGACGGTGGTGTGTTCGGTGTCCTTGGACTGGAGGAACATGCAGCCCACGTCAGTGGGGATGGTGGTGGTGCGCCGGCACATGAGCGTGCGGTCGTCGTCCTTGCCACCGACCGCCCATGCCTGGCAGGTCATGTCCGCGCCGTCCCCGTCCAGCTTGGAGAGGATGACGCGCGAGCCGGGCACCATCGCGTTCCACCGGTGATGCGCGGGCTCGGGGTCGGCCACGAGGTCGAACGTCAGGTTCCCTGCCGGTTCGATGCGCGGGTCGAATCGGATCTCGGGACCGTTCTCCAGGCCGGTGATGTCGTTGAAGCGGGCGGCGACGGTGGCGAGGTCCCACGCGTAGTAGGTGCGTGTGTGGTCGCCGCCTTGGATTGGCGGCAGGGTGATGGGCAGTGGCCCGTATTGGATGGTCTCGTCGACCAGTCCTCGCACGATGTCCGGGTAGGAGCCGGTCAGGGTGAGCGCGAGTTCGCCGGATGGGTGTTGTTCGTCGACGAGGATCGCGCCGTCCCTCCAGGTGTCCTTGAGTCCTCGGGGCAGGACGAGGCGTTTCGATAGGAGGGTCAGGCCGCCGCCGCAGTCGAGCGAGAGGCTGCGGGTCTCCGCGTTCCACGAGTACGAGGTCAATGGCCCGGCGTGTAGAACCTGGTCGCCTCGTTGGATGGCGATGATGACCTTCCAGCAGCGTAGCAGGTCGCAGAGATTCAGGCGTGCCGATGTCGTCGAATAGTCGATGGTCACGTTCATGCTGCCGGCCGCGTTCAGTCCGTCGCCCCACCGGCAGGACGTGTACGGAAGGCTGGTCAGGTGTGTTCCAGACGTGATGTCGTACGCGTGCACGGTCAATGGCGGAATCTGTTCGAACGGCATCGTTACCTCCATGATGGTCTGAGGTTCATCGTGACCGTTGCCCCCAAATCGGCGGACACCGTCACCGGATGGGAGCCCGGTGGTATGGGGAAGGCCAGGTCCTTGACGATGGTCCCATCGCTGGGGATCATGTCGCGGAAGTCCAGTTCGAGTCCGTCGGAATCTCCCTGCCACCGTACTTCTCCCGCGTCGCCCATGGCGAGCCGCAGCGTCGTCACGTGGCCAGATACGACGGCCTTCGGCCATGTGGGCGCGTTGCCTTCGTTCCATACCCGGCATATGCCGCCGCTCGTGGGGAAGCAGACGGTCTCGCCGTACCGGTTCGGGTCGGGGCAGTAGACGACCAGGCTGAACGTCATCGCGTCGAGCCGCGTGAGCAGCGTCTGCGACGGGTTGTCCGCGATCCAACCGGTCAATGTCCTACGGCCGGACGCGTCCTCCACGAGCAGGGTCACCTGCCGGTATGCGAGCGCGTTTATCCTATCGATGAGTCGTATCGCGTCGATGGTGGATCCGCGATGGGTGACGCAGTCGATGGTGATGGTGCGTGGTGATGCGGTGAGTCGGCTCGGCCAGTAGGCGCCGTCCTGTTGCGGGATGCTGCTGGCGGTTTCCTTGGGTTTGGTCGCCCCGTACAGTCCGCTGATGCCGTCTTCTCGTATCCATGCGTCGCCGTGCCGGTCGAGACGGTTGTCGACAAGGGTGATGACATCACCATCGGCGATGAGTTGTATGCGCATCATATCCCCCATTTGTCGATCGCGGCGCGTGTCCGGGTCTCGAACATGGCGTAGAGCACGTCCGGGTCGGTCCCTTGCGCGTCGATGTTGACGGTCACGATGGATTCTCCCTGCGCCGTGGGAGCATACCCGGACGCCGTGGCGGCAGTATTGAGGACAGGCAGGTAGCGCGTGGCTGTCTCCTGGACGGATGCGCGCAACGCCGACTCGTCGAAACCCGGCAACGGAATCGACGCGGGCATGCTCGCCCGTGCAAGCTCGCTGCCCGCCTTGCTGACCGTACTGGTCTCCCGTCGGATGCCGATGGCCATGCCCTCGCCGATCATGCGGCCGACCTCGTCGCGGGCCCGTGTGGACGGCGAGTGGATGCCGAGCCATCCCTTGACGGTGTCGATGGCGCTCTTCGCCGCGTTCACCGCCGCGTCGACCAGGCTTCCCGCCGCCGAGGCGATGCCGGAGCCGATGCCCTTGATGATGTTCATGCCGACCGACCCCCAGTCCACGCTGGTGAACGATTGGGTGATCTGGCTGATGATGGACGGTATCTTGCCGATCAGCTGCGGCACGGCCTGCACGAGCCCACCGGCAAGGCTGACGATGATCTGCACGCCCGCCTGCAGGATCTGCGGGAGATTCGAGGCGAGCGTGGACACGAGGTTCGCGATGATCACGGGCACCTGCGCGAGCAGTTGGGGCAGCGCGTCCATCAGCCCGTTGGCGAGGCTGATGATCATCTGCACGCCCTGCTCCACAATCTGCGGCAGGTTCGACGTCAGCCCGCTGACCATCGTGTTGATGATCGTCGGGACTTGAGCTGCCAGTTGCGGGATCGTGGAGACGACGCCGTTGACCAGGTTCAGTACCATCTGCACGCCCTGCTCCATGAGCTGGGGAAGCCCGGTGGAGAGCGCAGTGATGATGGCCGTGATGATCTGTGGAATGGCGGCAGCAAGGGTCGGCAGGCTGGAGACGATGCCCTGCAGCAGTCCACCGAGCAGTGTCAGTCCGGCGCTCATGAGCTGCGGCGCGGCTGCGATGATGCTGGTCACGAGTGTGGTGACGAGGTTGACGGCCATCGGCATGATCACCGGCAGGTGGGATGCCAGGCTGGTGACGATGGTGTCGATGAGCAGGGCGCCGGCCGACACGAGCGACGGGAGTGCCCCGGTAACGCCTTGAAGCACCATTTCGATGATGTAGGCACCCGAGGAGACGAACTGCGGCAGACTGGCTTGGATCCATGTCTCGGCCTTGGAGAGGATGTCCGGCAGCGACGCGAAAGCCGAGTTGATGACCGCCGAAAGCTGTCCGCCCATCTGGCTGTTTATCATGCCGACGCCGGCCACGAGCGCGGCGGCGAGCGCCCCGATGCCGAGGAATTTCATGAAGTTTCCCGGTGCGAAGAATTTCGCGACGAGGCCTCCGATGGCGTTGAGTCCGGTTTGGAGTTTGTTTCCTGCTCCGGTGATGGCGTTTTGGAGTGGGCCTCCGATGGCGTCGCCGAGTCCGCCGAAGATGTTGCCGAACGCGGTCTTGAACGGGGTCGCCATGTTGGAGATCTTGCCTGTGATGGCGTTGGTGAAGCCGCTGGTCTTTGCGCCAATTTTTGACAATGCGCCGGCGAATGGGTCGCCGTCGAGAGTCATGGCTTCGCGGATCGTCTTGTTGAACAGCGGTTTTGTCTTGTTTCCGATGGCGGTGATGGCCGTCCCGAGTGGTGATGTGTTGATTTTGCCGGCTGCCGTCCCGAGTCCTTTGGTGATGGCGTCACCGAGTTGCCCGGCTTTGATTTTGATGCCGTCGGCGGCTGCGGTGAGGCCTGTGTACAGGCCGCTGTTTTCCCATTTGAATGCGAGATTGGCCATGCCGGGAGTGATTTTCGTGCGGATGGTTTTGAAGATGCCGTCGGTGGCGGATGCCAGCTGGTCGCCTCCTTGTTTGATGCGGTTGATGGCGTTGGCGAAGGGGTCCCCGTCGATGGCCATGGCTTCGCGCAGGCTTGGGGTCAGGTATCCTTTGGCGGAGTCGATCTTGGTCCTAATGGCGTCGAAGGACTTTCCGATGTCGTCGCTTCCTTTTTTCAGTCCGGCGGCGAGATTCCGGATGCCGTCGTCTCCGGCTTTGCCGATCTGGTCGAACATGGAGAGGATGCCGTCGACGTTGCCTCCCACGCCGGCCAGCACCGTCATGCCTCCGGCGAGCAGGCCGGCCTGTTCGGCCAGGTCGCCCATGGTCAGGCTTCCGTCCTCGAGATCATGGTTGAGTCCGTCGAGGATGCCGGCCAGCGAGTCGGCCGCTTCGGACAGTCGCCCGGCGAACGTGTCGGCCAAGCCGTCGACGCTGCCCGCGACCTGGTCGATCAGGGGGATGACGTGCCCGCCGAGCTTGGTGGCCTCGTTGATCAGCGGAGTGGCGAATCCCTCGCCCAATCGGCTGAGCGCGGCCTTGACGTTGCCGACCATGCCGTCGAAGCTTTCGCCCGCCGACTGGGCGGCGCCGCCGATGTGCTCGCGCATCGCGGCCTCGAAGTCAGCGAACGACACCTTGCCGGCTGAGACCATCTCCTGCGCCGCCGCGGTCGTGATGCCGTAATGGTCGGCGAGGTACTGGAGGACCGGGATGCCGGCCTGCATGAGCTGCAGCATCTCGTCGCCCTGGAGCTTGCCCTTGGCGGCGACCTGCGAAAAGATGACGCCCATGTCCTTGAAGCCGATGCCGGCGATCTGCGCGGCGTCGCCCACCGTACCCAGTACCTGCTGGAGCTGGGTGCCGGACTGGATGCCGCTGGCGACCAGGGTGGCGGCCACGCTGGCGGCGTCGCCCAGCCCGAACGCGGTGCCCTTGACCGAGTTGAGCGCGTCGTCCATGATCGCGTCCACGCTCTGCGTGTCGTGGCCCAGGGCCTTGAGCTTGGTCTGGGCGCGTTCGATGTTCAGCGCGCGGTCGAAGCCGCCCTTGGCGGTCAGTGCGGCGAGCCCGCCGCCGATCGTGCCGATCGCGGCCAGGCCGATCTTGCCGACGCTCGTGAACGCGCCGCCGATCCTGCTGAGGATGGTTTTGCCGCCCGACTTGGACGCGGACTGCACCGCCGTGTTCAGCGGGTCCTCGATGGCCTTGCCCAACCCCTTGGTGGAGGGCTGGATGAGGATGTACCCGGTGCCGAGATCCTGCGCCATCGATGATCACCGTCCTTCCGGTTTCATTCGAGTCCGAGTCGGGCCTTGAGCCTGCCTCGCAGCCTCTCGTCGCGTTTCGGCGCCGGTCGGGCCGCGGCGTGTTCGGGTCCGAGCAGTTTGTCGGGCTTCTCCCACGCGGGCGTGAGCCTGCGGTGTTTGTCCGCTCCCTGGTTGGCGGCGTGTATGTATTTGTCGGCCGGGTCGGGGATGAAGCTCCACCCGGCCAGTGCGGCGAAGCTGTGGCTTGAGCGGTCCTTGAGGATCTCCCGGCACATGGGCCACGCCTCATGCAGGGAGAGTGTGTTCAGATCGAGCGGGCCGCCCCATGCCCGGTGCCAGTCGTATTGGAGGGCGGCCCGGTGGTCGATCCACAGGCCGATGAGGATCAGGCTTTTGGGTCGGTATGGCCCGTCTTGGCCCACGCCTGGATGATCAGGCCGAGGTCCTTGAGCTTGTCGCCGCTCTTCCTGTCCATCTCGACTTCGAGCAACGGGTATTCGCGGATCAGGTAGGCGAGGATGACGCCCATGAAGTTGAGTTTCTCCTCCTGCGTGAGGTTGTTCCATCCCTTGCTGACGATCATGATGCCCGCGCTGATCATGGCCAATGGCAGCTGGGTGCTGTCGTCCAGTCGGGGCAGTCGCATCTTCACGTCGCCGTACTGGATGCGCACGGGGCGCGGATCCTCGGATTCGTCGAATGTGCTGGGGGTGATGACGGTCTGCTCGCCCATAAGGGTCTCCTATCTTCGTGTTTCTCCTATCTGCGGGTGGGTATGGGAGCGCCCCGCACGCCGATAGGAGAAAGCGTGCGGGGCGCCGGAATGGTGTGACGTGCCGAGCTCAGGCTGTGGGCGTGGCGGGCACGTCCTGGGCGAAGCCCCACGCCTTGAACAGGTACGGCGCCGTGGTGCCGCCCTTGAACATGCGCAGGGTCATGTTGAAGTTCTGCAGATCCGAGATGGTCCAGGCGATGTCGTCGCGTTCGCTGACTTTGGCCTTGGGGATGTGCAGGAGGATGAGCTTCTCCGTCTGGGTCAGGCCGGCGACCACGTACTGCGCGTACTTCTTGATGTCGCTCGTGACGACGGTGATGCTGCCGTCCGACTGGACGGTGGTGTCGAAGTAGGTCTCGATGACCTCCTTCTTGCCCTCCAGTGCGGCGAACTGGACCGTCCAGTAGCCGCCCGACGCCATGGACACGACGGTGTCTCCGTTGTGCGCGGTGAAGTCGTTGTCGTCGCCCGCCTCCGGGTGGATGGTGATGCCGTCCTCACTGAAGTAGCCGAGCGGCTGTGTGCCGCTGCCGGGCTTCCACGTGGGGCCGAGCGTGCCCACGTCCTCGGCGTCGACGTCGTACTTGAAGATCGCGGCCTCCTTGATCAGGCTGACGAGGTCGGCGTTGTTGCCGTCGCCGACGAACTCCAGGCCGACGCCGCCGGCGGCGAGCAGGCTGGCTTCCAGATTGCCGGCGGAGGCCTGTTTGGCCGTGCCGCCGGTGTTGGTGTTTTCTGCCATGTTTGGCTCCTTTACACGTTGGTGGATGTGGCTGTGACGGTCAGCAGGACCGTGCTGTACGCGGTCTCGCAGCCCAGCCGGTCGTCGTACGTGCGCAGCGGGCCGGACTGGACCTCCGCGGCGCACAATGGGTAATCGGTGGCGTGGGCGAGCAGCCAACGGTGGATGCGGCGGGTCAGGGCGCATGCCGCCGCCCAGTCGCCGCTGCCGTCCGCATGCCATTCAACTACGGTCAGGCGGAGGGTCATGGATTGGGTGACCGGGGTCGGATACCGTCCCGGATCCACCACCATGAGGCACTTGGGCCCGTCGCCCTCGGGCATGTCCCAGCCGAACGCGACCTCGGGCAGCGCGGCGCTCAGGCCCCGGTACAGCATGGTCGACGGGTCGAGGCCGATCAGATGCAGAATCATAGCTTCACCCCGGCGAGGATCTTCGACAGGACGCCGTGCGCCTGCTCGACGCTTATGGGCGCGGTGGCGACCACGTTGCCGCGGTCGCCGTCGTCGTTGCGGTACACGGTGATGCTCGGATGCACCTGCGCCATGCCCTCGACCTGGTACTGCACCTCGTCGAGCAATTGCGAGTTGCGCAGCAGCTGTGATTGCACGTTCTTCCGGTTCAGTACGAACTTGGCGAATCTCATAACACGCTTCTCCCCTCTTCGGCGTGCAGTTGGACGCCGAAGACGCGGTCGCCGCGCCGCCATTCCTCGGGTGTGCGGGTGACGGTCAGGAGTCGTCCGCGCACGAGCAGCAGGTCGCCGGCGCGGACGTCGAACGGAAGCTGCCCGCGCCGGTACAGGTCGGCGCCGAACGTGACCGTGCGGCGGCCGACCTCGTCCTCCCGCTCGTACGAGCCGGGAGCGACCAGCATGCCCAGCGAGCCCACGTGCACGGGCTCGCCGGGCGTGCGCACGCCATCCAACAGTTTGACCGTGGCGCGTTTGACCTCGACGGTCTCGTAGTCCGACGGGATCATGCGTGCACCTCCCCGCTGCTCATGTCGATCGAGAAGGCGTGCTGCCGGCCGATGCCGAGGTCACGGCGTTCGCCCGAGGTGAGGTACAGGTCGCCGTTGGGATTCGCCAGGGTGACCGAGTCGGTGAACAATCCGGTGGTCTGGCTGAACTGGGTGGCGCCGTCCGGTATCCCTGTCGCGTCGGCGGTCATGGCGCGTCTGACCATCGCGCAGCAGACGCGGCGGAGCGTGGCCGGACGGATCCTGCGCCAGTCGGGGCATTCGCTCATGATCTTGTCCGACGCGTCATCCAGCAGTGTGGCCGCCTTTGTTGTCTCCGATCCGGTGAGTGGATGCCACCGCTCGACGAGGTCGCTGACGGTGGCGAAGGGATGCTCCGGCGGTTTCTCGTCGTCCGTCATGTCATGCCTTCCTTCGGTCAGCTCGCGTTGAGCACGCCGCCCGCGCGCAGGCTGGCGAGCAGCGCGTTGACCGTCGCGATCGCCGCGGCCGCGTCATCGCCGCTCACGTCCGGCACGGCGGCACACTTGGTGAAGCTCGTGCCGTCCTTGCCGGCAGGGCCGGTCGCGCCCGTGGCACCGGTGTCGCCTTTATCGCCCTTGGGACCCTGCTGGCCGTCGGTGCCGGCCGGACCAGTCTCCCCTTTGGGAATGCCGAGCTTGAGTACGGTGCCCTCAAGCTGCGCGGTGGCCGACTGCCCGGCATCCAGGGTGGACACCTCGACCGACGTGATCGACTGGCCTCCGCCGGCCAGATCGACCGGTTCGCCCGCGTCGTCGACGAACTGGACCTCGATGACGTTTCGTCCGGCCGGCAAGGATCCGCCGTCGGCCCGATGAAGGTATTTCACGTTCTTCATCGATACGTCTCCCGTCACTTGCCCTTGCCGGTGGGCACGTCGCCCTCGATGACGGCGAAGCGGTCGGGGAACACGTACCATGCGTACAGCACCTCGCCGCGCAATGCGATCTGGTTGTTGTGCTTCAGGTCGCCCTGGCCGTCCGGGTCGCCGTAGGGGATCTTCTCAAGGGTGATCTCGCGCTGGATGCCGTAGTAGATGCCGTCCTTGAAGTCACCGACGATGCCGCCGACGTTCGGAACCGTGTATTCGCTTTCTTCCGGTTCGGTGAACTCGGGCGCGCCGACGGTGTCGGACACGCTCACCGGCAGACCGTTGAACTGGCTCATGTTGATGCCGAACCCGAGGTTCGGGTACAGGGGGCGGCCCTCGGAGTCGGCACGGTCGGCCACGTCGTAGGCGAACGCGGGGTCCATGGCGATGCCGTTGACCGTGCGGTGGGCGGTCTTATCCTTGAGCAGCAGGCCGACCGCGGTCTTGATGTCCTGGTCGGCGTACAGGGTGCGCTGGACTCGCTTGGTGGTGGAGTTCAGGTAGTTCTCCCATGTCAGAGGCTTGCCGGACAGGGGGTTGAGCCGGTAGTAGACGCCGAGGTCGAGCGCGCGGGACAATGCGATGCGGATCTCGTCGCTGACGGTGGACAGCACTTCGAGCTGGTGGTCCTCGTCGGCCCACTGGACCTCCTCGTTGACGCGGACGGTGACCTGCGCCTTGTGGGGCACGGCCTTGACGCTGCCGAATCCGGTGGTGGTGCCGGACTTGGCCGCTCCCTCGTCGACGAATTCGGCCTTGACGTGCTTGTTGAAGGTGACGATCTTCACGTCGCCGAACCGCATGGGCTTGCGGCCGGTGAGCACGCCGATGGTGCTTCCGGTCTGGATGTCCTTGGCGATGCCGGAGGCGAGCTGCTCGGGGAGGATGATCTTGCTTGTGGACAGAAGGTTTCCTGCCATGATGTGGTTCTCCTTGTCTGGTTAGTTGGAGCCGAACAGCCCGGCCGCCAGGGCCTTGAGATCGGCGTCCTCGGTCTTGGGGTTGTTCGGGGTGGCTGTCTGGTTGGGCATCGGCGATGCCTTGGACTTGGGGTGCAGGGCGGCGGACAGCAGGTCGGCGTGGGCCTCCAGCTCCTCGCGTGTGGAGCCGCGCAGCAGGCCGGCGGGCACGTTCTTGGCCTTGGAGACCTCCTCGACCCATTCGGCGTGCTGCTTTTCGGCCGCGGCGTCGTCGATCCGCTTCTGCAGGGCGGCGTTCACCTCGCGGAGCTTCTCGACCTCGCTCTTGCCGGCGTTCTCGGCCTCGTCGAACTTCAGGGCCTTGGCCTTGAGTTCCTCGTAGTCCTTGTATTTGCCGCGCTCCTTGGCGAGACGGGATTCGACGATCGCGTCGACCTGCTCCTGCGTGAACGTCTTCGGATCGTCCCCACCGGAGCCTCCGCCCGGCGCTCCCCCGTCGATGAGACGGATGCGGTTGCTGTGGTTCCATGCGTGCATGAACATCTGCTGTACCTTTCTGGTCCCGTGTGTGGAGTTGCCACGGGCCGCCACGGTACGGTTCCCGTTCTCCCCTCGTGCGGCGAGGGTCGCCGGACGGCATGGGCCGCCGAAATCGATGAACCCGTTTCCGGGTATAAGAAAAGCCATCACGGCGATGCCGTGATGGCTTTGGTGCTTAAGCGTGAGCCGTTTATACGAGCAGTTTCATGAATTCGTCCTTGTCCTCGTCGTCGAGCAGCGCCACGGCGTCGACGACGAGGTTCCTGTCAGCACCGTTGACGCCCGCGACCCACAGCAGGTCGAGCATGGCCTCGTAGGGCTCCCCCGCCCTCAGGCACGCGTCGACCATGGCCTGCTGGTTGGCGGCCAGATGGTCCCATGCAAGGGGTTTGAGCCTGTCGGCCATGTCACGGTATCGGCGCTGCATGTCCATCAGGTGTTCACCCCTCTCTTGTCGGCTACGTCCGGGAACGCGGTGCTGACGCGCCATCCGTTCTTCCTGCGGGTCAGTTTCACGAGCACCTTCACGCCTTCGATGGTCTTGGTCATCTGCCGGCTCATCGGACGTGCCCCCGGCTCGTCGGTGTCGGGTGAGGCTATGATCTCGTTCACGGCCCATTTTATCTTCTCCACGTCCCAATCGTCGGGGAAATGGGTTTTGTCTTCGATGGTGGCCCATGCCGCGTGGCCGCCCTTGCCGGTGGGATCGCCGTCGATGATGTGCCGCCACAGTCTTCCGCTGACGTGGACCACGTCTTCGGGCCATGGTCGGCTGAGCTCGTAGACCCCTCCTCTCAGCTTGTCGGGGTACAGGTGGTTCATGGCGACCATGACCGCGTTGGTGTCGCGGCCGTCGCCGGCCTCGGCGACGGCTGCCTTGTACATGTCCTTCCATTCGCGCTGTTTGTCGAGGATCGTCTTGTCGGCTCCCCAGCTGACGCCCACCGTGCAGTGGCAGTGGCCGTCGTGGAATCCGCCTCCGAGCTGGGCGGTCTCCTTGCTCAGGTATTCGTATCCTCGGCTGGCGAGCATGACGCAGAACGCGCATGGTTTCGCGCCGTGGCAGAAGCGCGCCCATCTCGGCTCGCTGGGGTCGGTGCGCAGGTTGCGCTGCGTGGTCAGCCTGGTGGAGGTCATGATCATGTCGGCGATGAGCTGCTGCACGTCGTCCGGGTTCGACAGGTCGGGCCACAGGTCCTCGATGGTCAGGCCGGCGCTGGACTGGCCCGCCACGACCTGCTTGTAGGTCAGGCCGTTGAAGTCGGTGTCGGAGAAACCCTTCATCTGCTGCCACAGGACACGGTCGGCCTCCACGGGGTCGGCGTGGTCGAACTCCGGCAGGCTGAGGCCGGCGTACCGCTCCCACAATCCCCGCTGCACGTCGTAGTAGCTGTTGGCAAGCTCCCCGGCGTCCCTGGTGAACTCCCGGATGATGTCTCGCGGATCACGTCCGGCTCGCCATGAGCCGGTCTTCGGATCGTATGCGTCCTCGATGGCCTGCGTGGCGGCGTCGATGAGGTTGTCGAGATTGGTCTCGTAGTCGCTCTCCGCCTTCTCAAGCGCCGCCTTCAGCAGGTCATTCGCCCTGGGCCGTTCCTTCTCCGCCATCGGCAACGTCCTTTCCGGATCCGGTCACGCTGTCGATCAGCTGGTCGATGTGGCGCTGCGAGCGCTGCCTTTGCTGGTCGGCCTTCAGCCGGACGATCTCCTCGTGGCTCAGTCCCAGGCGTTCGAGGCCCACGTCGCTGTCGGCGTATCCGGTGACCTTGTCGGCGATCTTGGTGAACGCGTCGGCACGGGCGGCGTCGCTGATCTCCCTGGTGGGCGCCCACACGGGGTAGACGTCGCGCATGGCGTCGGGGATCTCGTGTCGTCCCTCGCGCAGGGCGCAGGCGATGCCCATGGCGCGTTTGATCTCGCGGCCGAAGCTGACGTTCTGACGATCGGCGATGCGGGTGAGCCGTCGTTCCGCGCTGGCCATGGCCTCGGCGCTGGTCGGATTGTCCAAGGTGATGCCCAGATAGTCGACCGGTACCCGGGTCTGCGAGGCGACGAGCATGGCCATGGTCTTGAGCATGTCGCTGTGCGGGGTCATGCTGGCCTGCTGCACCTGGTGGATCTGCGGGATGTTGCCGTCCTCGTCGGCGCTGATCGCGTTGATCGCCTGGATGAGGCTGGTCCACGTGTTCGTGCTGAACGCGTCCTTGTTCGCGCCTAGGAACCAGAGTTTGGGCACGCTGTAGAACTCGGCGGACGCCTCCATGCGGACGACGGTGCGGAAGCCGGCGTCGACCAGGCTCATCAGGCTCCGGCTGATGCGCGAATGGCCGAACGGCCTGTCCATCTGCCTGTCGTAGGCCAGCGAGACCACCGTGGGCTGGTCGAATTCCGTGTCATGCCGTTCGGCGTTCCACTTGCCCATTCGTGCGGAGCACACGTAGTTGCGGCCGGGTAGCCATACGTTGAATCCGCAGATCCTTCCGTCGTTATCGGATTGGGTGATGGTCAGGGCTGCTGCGAGACGGTGGCGCGCCCTGTCCCAGATGCCGGCCGACCAGTCGGCGGACCTGGGGATGATCTGGATGCGGTCGGTGTGCTCCGGGTCGGCGGCCACGGTCAGGAAGCTGCAGGAATGCTTGTACGCGCTGACGATGGCCTCGCCCGCGGTCACGTCAAGCATGTTGTCGTCGAACAGCTCGTTGACGCCGAGCGTGTCGTCGCCCGTGATGCTGAACCCCTGCAGGTCGGACAGGTCGGACAGGCTTCGCACGGCCAGCTCGGGCCATCCGATCATCGCCTCGACCTTGCTTTTGATGCGGTCGGGGATGCTGATGCCGAAATCCTTGAACCGTTCCTTGCAGTCGTAGTAGGCTCCGCGGATCACGTTGCGCGGGTACTTGTCGCGCCACACCTTCAGCAGCTCGCGGATGACGGGCATGTCCCCGTCCTCGACGCCTCCGATCGCGCCTATGCTGGCCGATCCGGTGTCCAGCCAGCTGCTGCCGGTGATCTTCGGAGCGCTGGACACCGGGGTGCCGTCGGCGAGGTAGAACACCATCAGAACATCACCTCCTGCTTGCGTCCGGGGCGTCGTTTGGTCGTGTATGCGCCCCAGAGGGCGAGCGTGCAGGCGACTAGCGGGCTGATGTCCACGTCCGAGCCGAGCTTGTTCCAGCCGAACGCGCCCGATCGGCCGATCGGGCGTATGGTCGCGCCCTTGACGGCGGCCGCCAGTTGGGGTTGCATCGCATCGGGCAGGTGGATGAGCGTCTTGTCGTTGAGCATGTCCATGAACCGGCCGCATGCGCGGCCCATCTCGTTCATGCCGGTCACCGTGGCCCTGACGTGCGCCCGTTTGAGGTCGGGCAGCAGGCTCGTGGCCGGCGACTGGGAGTCGATGACCACGCTCGCCGTTCTCGACCAGCGTTCGGCCAGCCAGTCCACCGCCCACTGCATGCCGTCGTGGCGCGCGTCCTTGATATCGGCCATCTGGACGAGCGCCCGACCGTCCGGGTAGCGGATCGCGCATCCGATGGTCAGCACGCTGCGGTCGGGCGGCATGTCCAAGCCGAAGTTCAACGTGCCGCCGTCCGGCAGGTTTTCCGGCATGAATTCCGCGGACGCCCATTTGGCGGGGTCGATGGCCACGCTTGTCGCGGTCTCGTCCCAGATGCCCAGGGCCTCGCGGCGGAACGCGTCCGGCGGCAGGTTCTCGCGCATCCTGAGGATCGCGTCCTCGTCGGTGCGTTCCGGGTACGAGGGGTTCGCCTTGGCCCACTGTTCGCGGTCGTCCGGGTCGGCGTCCCTGTCGGCGGAGAACTCCACGTACAGCACGCCGCCCGACGACAGGGCGCGCGTGCGTTTCTCCTCGAACGCGTCCGACGGGTCGCCGGGCTTGGGAGGGTTGCCCATGAACACGATCAGCGGGTTCGGGCTCGTGTTGGTGATCGGCACGAGGTTCGACAGGGCACGCACGGTCAGGATCTGGGCCTCGTCGAAGATCTCCATGTCCACGCCGGTCAGGCCTCGTCCGAACCCGTTCTCCCTGGCGCCGAACATGATGCGCGACCCGTTGTTGAGGCGGATCTCCTGCTGGCCGTTGGCGCGGCGGATGCCAGCCACGTACGGCTTGAGCTTTGGCCGCTCAGCCAGCGAGCACAGGCTCGCGAACGTCTCATCGGACGTGCGCGTATGGTGCGCGGTCCAGATCACCTTCAACGGTCTGGCCGCGGCGAGCAGCAGGATGGCGCTGCCCACAGTGAACGTCTTGCCGATCTGCCGGCAGGAGGAGACCACGCCGCCGGCCGTGCCGCACGCGTACCTGCCATCCTCGCGTTTCGCAAGCAGCAGGTACAGGAACCCCTGCTGCCACAGGTCGTACCGGATGCCGATCCGCGCCGCCGCACGGTTGACCAGGTTGAAGTCGCTGCCCGCGATGCCGTCCGGTATGACCAGATGCCGGGCGAGCTCAGACAATCGACGCTCCGACATCCTCGACCACCTCCATGCTCTCGTCGTCGAACAGGCCTCCCTGCCCGCTCATGCCCTGCAGCCGCTCGCACACGTCGATCAGCTGCCGGCTGATGGCCGGCAGCGCGTTCGCCGGCGTGCCCGGATCATCCAGCGCGGCCTTGAGCCGGTCGCGGTTCATGCGCAGCACGTCCTCAAGACTGTCGTCCATCATCCGCTCGAATTCGCGCCGGCCAAGCTCCACCGGATCGGGTTCCGGCTTCGTCCTGGGAGTGGACGCCCCTCCGTTTTTGCGGCGCCGGTACTTGGCCTTGTTCCGGCAGGATTCCGAACAGTAGCGTTGGCGTTTGCCATGGCCAGATGGGCGGAATTCTCCGCCGCAGATCTCGCAGCGCATCACCCACCCGCCTTTCACCCGTCACCCGTTTCACCCATTTCAACCCGCGGGGAGGGATCGGCCCTGCACCCGAGGTGGCCGGCATGGGGCTCCCTGGGGACCCTCCCCGTGCAATCCGGGCGTGTCGCGTCAGTCGAGGCCGACCGTCGCGAACGGCAGCGCCCGCGCGGGCGGCTCAGTCTTTCCTTCCAGTTGTCTTCTCGCGTACTCGTCGCTCTTGTCGCTCTTCAACCGGTTGCACCGTCGGTGCGTGAGCCGGCAGTTATTGAAGCTCAACGGGTCGCCGCCACGCGAGATGGGGATGAGCTCGTCCACCTCCGCGCTCATGGGATGCGGTGATCTCAACGTCTTGTCGACCGGCTTGCCGCAGATGGCGCACACATCGTAGGCGGCGAGCACTCGCCGGCGCAGCATGTCCCGCCGATGCCCGTTGCTCCGACGCTGGTTACTCCTTGACGCCATCGTCGAACACCTTGCGGAACGCGATCGCCGCCCGGTCGAGAAGCCGTTCGAACTTCTCGGCATCGAACATGGCGCACTCGCCCGGCTCACCTGACAGCGGGACGGGCACGCTCATCGTGGCGAGCTGCCTGTCCGCGTTGTCCGTGATTCTCAGCGTGATGGTGGGCGGCATCATGCACCTCCCTCTGGTATGCGAAAGCCCCGCACAATGACGGGGCTTAAGTTAGGCTTTCAGCGTGTAGAGTCGTTCCCGTTTAAGGCGGGTGGCACTTCGTTCACCTGTACATATGCCGAGTACAGGGCCGGTAGCGAAACCAATACGCTCGTGGCCACATGGCTGCTGAATAGCAGGATAAGCGCGGTGCATACATGGTGCGACCATTCAGGTATCGCTGGCGTATCAGGCAGCGTTACGATCATTCCGACAATGGTCAGTATGACGGCAAATATCGCGCTATAGGCGCCGGCGAGGATGTGCGACGCGGATGAGTCGAGCAGCCATCGTTCCGGTCGGTGTGCGTCATCGTCCTTGGGGTTCTCCTTGCAGATCGATTCCCTCCACGCGGCCAGTTGGCCGAATGCCGCGATGAGTGCGCCGGCAAGAATTCCGAGCATAGACAGCAAAGTGTCGGAAGAATCGATGTTCAGACCGAACATGAAGGTGGCTATGACGGTGCAGCATGGAAGCGCATACACCATAAAGGCACCGACTATTGAGATCTTCCCCGGGGTGTCATCATCTGCGGTGTATGCCTTTAGAGCCTTCCATTGCCCTAGATAAATCGCATAAGGGGATGCTGCTGCGTGCATATGCTTGCCCCCTTCCGGTTAAGCGGAACCATCATTTTACACCAAACTGACATGGGGGATGTTGATCCGTTCGGCTTGTGACAGAATCTTCAATCTGTGATCGGCTTCGTTCCACAGGTCCTGCAACGAGCTTCCTTCCGGGAGCGTATACGTAAACAGCCTTCCCACCGTCTCTGCCGAGACCGTTACAGAACTGTTGTTCTCGGAAAACGTGATCTGCCCGTCATCCCATTCGCCATTATCTTTGATGTATCCCTCGGGGAAGATCGCAGCCACTGCCTTTCCCCCGTCCTTGTTGTGCATGTCATGGTTATGGGAGAAATTGTCAATCCATTGTCGAAGGATTTTCATAGCGGCATCTTTCAGCCCCTTCTTGGATAGCCTGGCTGTCACTGTGATGTCTTCGCCTATACGTCGTCCATTCGCGACCCCTTTTGACTTCAACGTGAGAGATTCGACGTTCGTCTCGTCGGTGACGGCAGAGAACCGCTCAGCATCTATCATCGGTTTGCTCCTGAAGCGGTACCATGCATCCTTTTCGATAACACCCTCTCCGTCAACGATACTTATTTTTAAGTGGTATGCATATGCGATGTTGTCCAACAATCTTGTCCCGGCTTCCGAACGACCACGAATCTGCGAGACCATGTAGAAAGTTGATGATTCTTCAGGGAAAGCCAGACGAACAACGAATTCATTCCCCGTCGCGCGATCGCCGATGGATTCCGACTTTCCATCGGAAGAAACCAGATAATCCCTGTCACCGTAATGTCCGCTCGAGACAACGGCTTCAATGACGCGATCTCTTCGCCTATATCGAAGAACCGTGATATACGGGTCACCGCCTTTGGGATTACGACGCTCAAAATCTTTAGGATGAAGAAGCGATGCAGGTTTCCCAATCATCGTCTGATTTTGCAACTCAACCAGCACTTCTTCGACGAAATCAATAAGCTCCGCTCCTCCAAAAGAATGGTCCGCCCCGATCGGTTTACGACCACGCCCCAGAAACGTATCCACTCGAAAAAGACGAAACGCTACCTTTTGCGCCATATTCTCGCTCCCCAGCTTGAACGACATCGGTGTAGTTTGCGGTTGTTACCACAGATTCTACACGCGTTTGGGGGATCATGGCGCTTCGGGTGCTGGGGATTACCCGGAGCGCCATGGAGCGGATGGTGCAGGATTCGCACCTGCGGACCCGTCAGGGTCTCCCGCTTAGCGAGCGGGTGCGTTCGGCTGCTCCGCCAACCATCCCGGATATGAATCGAGGGCCTGAACGTGATTCACTGCCATGATTCAGACCCTCTAATCCACTGACAAGTATCGGATGCGCTTCCAAAAACGTCAGTCCACCGGCGTGTCGCAACGCAGTCGATCCACCACGCAAGCCAACGAGTACAGGGGTTTGCCGGCATCATCCGCGCCGGCCGGCGCGATCAGCCCACGCGTCTTCCACGAGGTGATGGTCTTGCGGCTGATCCGATACCCGCACGACTGCAACAGCCGCGCGCACTCCCCCGCCGTAAACGCCTTGCCGCTGCGTATGCTGCGCTCCAGCAGATCCAATCGCACGGCGCTCGCCGTCTGCTCGCGGCCGCAGGTGGGGCAGGTGACGATGGTGTCGTTTGCGCTTGCGGTGATGGTGAGACCGCAGGTCAGGCATTGGCCGATGGGCGTCGCCCGGTCGGGCGGGTCGATGATCCCGAGCGTCAGCGGCTTGAGCCGTTGGAACTGCGCGACGTACATGCCGACGTCGGGCAGATGTGCGAGCCGCGGATGCATGGCGGCGTCGGTGAGGCATCCGATGATGTCCGGGCACAGGTCGCGCTTCCAATCCAGGATGTCGACGCCCTGCAGGCGCCGCCACAGTCCCTGGGCGATCGAGGCGAGCAGGTCGATGTGGTCGAGCACGTCCAATCTCAGCGGGGTCGGAGCGACTGGCGTGATGATCCTGGTTGGCTGGTGGCCTCCGGGATGCAATGTGGCGTCCAGCGAGGCTTCGAGCGCATGCGTCCATGGCACGAACTGCAGCAGCAGGAGTGCGAAGTCGAGCTCGCACGCGGGACACAGCGTGTACCCGTCATCGATGGGCGTATCGCAGATCTGACATACGGTGACTGACATTCCCGGCTCCTTCGTCTATCATGCTTCCCGCTACCACACGTGGAAGCCCGGTGTTCGAAGGAATGCCGGGCTTTTCGCCTATTCCATTGTCCCATCCCTCATGGCCTTAAGCCGTGCGCGACGACGCTCATGACACAGGCGCGACGCCTCACGGTTCCTGGCCTTCCGCGCCTCACGCCGATCCGCCTCGACGTCGGAATCATCCACGATGCGCTCGCCGTTGCGGGCACGGCGCACCAGGTCGGCCAACTCCGGGTCCGACTGCCAGTCGATGCTCATGCCGGCATCCTGTCCGAAAACAGGTTGTCGCTGTTGTTGATGGCCTGCTCGACCTGGATGGCGAGCGCGAGCGCGTCGTCCCATCCGCGTTGGTAGCCGAGCGTGTACGCTTCGGCTGGTATCTTGCTGACGCTGCCTTCGGCCTGCAGCGAGCTTAACGCCTTTGCAATGATGTCGATGCTCATATGAGGAGGGTCCTTTCCATGTCGGCCGCCCACGGATCCCTGCTGAGCGTGGACGGGTAGATGACGTCGGGCCAATCCATCCGACCGGCCCTGGCTTTGCGGTTATGGGGCTTGTAGGGGCGTGTGCTGACTGATGTGAGGCCGCAGCAGTGTCCGGTGAGATACTCGCCCTGCAGATCCAACCCATGGACGCCGCACACGTCGCGCAGGCTGACCTGCCCGTCGGGATGGCGGACGATGCGGGTCAGGGATCGGCACAGCACGATCGTCACGGGCAGGTCGCCGCCCGTGACGACGCCGGGATCCCATGTCTCCCACACGCCGTCACGGCACTGGCAGACGTAGTGCCCGCAGCCTTCGCACAGCACGTCCCGAAGCATGGCGCCCGCCCCATCCGCGCACAACCGGTGCAGCCACGGCGGCTTGCGCTCACGGGCTTTGACCTTGACTCCCATCGTCAGTCCTCGAACGCGATGTCGTACAGCTGGCGGTACAGCGCGTCGACGGCCTTGGCCAGCTCGACCCGCAGGCCGATACCATGGGTGCCGGGCACGTCGTCGCGCGCGAAACCGGTCAACGTTGGCACCCACTGGTCGTGTTTGGTGTGCTCGAACACGACCAGTGATATCTGCCTGCATGATTCGCCATCCATGTCGGCGGCCATGTAGGTGATGATGATCCGCTCATGCACTCTCATCGGAGTCCTCCTTGATGCAGTTCGTGTCGAGCCAGTCCGCGATGGCGCGCAGGTCGTTGGCCCATTGGATCCGTGTGGCGTTCTCCTCCTCGTTCTCCGGCATGGGCTGCGGTTTCGTGAAACCGAAGATGGAGAAGTCGAGCGCCATGTCGCTGTGGGCGATGTAGTGGCCGCGCGCCGTGACTCTCGGCGCTTTGACTCTCGTGTAGCTGACGATCTTGAGGATGTGCAGCATCTCCAGGGCTTTGGCCGGGTCGAAGTCCCGCAGTTCATCGTCCTCGCTGAACGTTTTTCTCAGGGCTGGGATGGATGATGTGCCTTGGTCGCCCAAGACGTTGGCGGTTTGCTCCATCTGCTGTAGGAATGTGAGTCTCATGATGTCTCCTTCGCTGGTTTTTTCGGTCGGGAACGACTAGGGTCGGTTTTCGGTGTTCCGGAGGGGCGAGCCTGAGTCGTTCCCACCACCCAGCCACACACGTAGTGTGGCTGGGGATGGACGGGAACGGCTCGTCTCAGGTGCTCCAGTCGTTCCGGGAACGGCTCGGAACGACTGGGAACGACTGGGAACGACTAGATTTCAAACGAGTTCTGTCTTCCTTCCCTGTCGTTCAGATCCTCCATCTCGCGTTGGCTCATCCGGTCTACGTACGCATCGGATTTCGGATCGTCTACCTGCCGGTATTCGACGGCGGTCGAATAGAGCGTGCTGTTGCGGATGCCTCCCCGTCCGGTCAGGTACCCTTCCTCCAACAGCAGTCTGATGGCGGTTCGTATGGTCTGACGTCTCGCGCCTGACCCGTCTGCCTTGAGCTCATCAGTGATGTCGGCAAGCGACGGCTCTCCGTTGTATGTGTCGACGATCTTCCATATGCGCTCCATCAGCCCGGTCGGACGGAACGGCTCGCCAGCCTCACCCGCCTCGCCGTCGCCGGTGGGCATCATGTTGGGTCGGCAGATTTGGACGCGCATGTGCTGCGGGTCGGTCGAGTCGACGTCGATGCGTGCGGCCTCGCGCAGATGGCTGCCGTTGCCGCTCCATGTTGGGGCGCAGTGCTCCTCGATTTCGCCGATCCTGTCCTTGCCTGATTTGAGGGTGATGGTGCCGCGCAGTCCTTTGCCGACGGGCCGGCTCATGCTCACGCTGTAGCTGATGCCGTCGATGAGGGCGAGTTTCTGCATGCTGCCGCCGGCGTACCGGCCCCTGTTGTCCTTGCTTTTGACGACGTGGTCGATCAGCACGACGGCGGTGCCCTCCTGCGAGAGGATTCTTGGGTAGGTGTTGTACCAGGCGGCGATGTCGTCGCCGTTGTTGGAGTCCAGCCCTTGGTAGGCGAGGCACGAGGTGACGCCGTCGATGACGGTCAGCGAGCATTCCGAGGCGAGTCGGATGGTCTCCCGCCAGCCTTCCATGCTGGTGGGGCCGGTGTTCTTGCCGGAGGGTCGCACGTAGTGCAATCGTTCGACGATCGCCTCCGCGCTGACGCCCATCAGGAGGAGGCGTTTGACGACGTTGCGGGCCGTGTCCTCGTAGTCCACGTACAGCACATGGTTGCCCTGCTTGAGCTGCTGGGCCGTGGCGGCCTGCATGGCGAGGCTCTTGCCGCAGCCGGGCTCGCCGTGCACGTCGTTGACCGCGCCCTGGTAGAACAACCCTTGTCCGTCCTCGCGTTGGAACACGGTGGGTGTGGGTGGCAGGTCGACGCCTTGGGCAAGCTGCGTGAGGTCCTCGAACCGCCACGTGGACGACGCTTGGACGGCCTGCGCGACCGGCAGACCATCGGTGCCGTCCGGCACCTGTCCGGCATCGGGTGATGCCGTTGCCTCCGCCTGCTGGTTGATGAGGGTGGCCTCGCTCGTGGTGAGCCGGTCGATCAGCGTCCGTTCGCACGGGTCCTGCAGGCCCTGCGCTCCGGGATTCTTCTCCAATGCGCCTTGGACGATGCTGGCGTATTCGCGTTCGGCCTCCCGCTCCCCGCCCTGACGGTCCCTGGCGATGTCCGTGATGAAGTAGGGCTTCAATTGGCTGAGCGCGTCCAACGCGCCGCGATGGCCCTCCTCCTGGAATCGGACGAAAGCCCATGCGGCGTGCAGCATGGTGTCGTGCCTGCTGCCCTTGGACGCCGGGTTCTCCAACGTCCGCCGCAGGAGCGTGTTGACGGCCTTGCACATGCGCGTGTCGTCGCCGAGGTTCGGCCGGATGGCCGGACCGGTCGGACGGGGCCGTTCCTCCCGTTCGGGTTTGCGCAGGAACCGGACCCACGCCTCCGGCAACGCCGGCAGCTCGTTTGGCGTGGGGATCCTGTCGGCGGGCCGGCCGTCGGGCGTGTACCATGCGTAGAATTCGCCGCTGGGGTGCACGCTGGGCCAGACGACGCAATACCGGTGATGGTATTGGATGACGTCGATGCTCTCGGCCGCCCCGCCGTCGAACTCGATTCCTTCGGGGACTCGGTAGAACCGGTGCCGGTACGGACTTTCCCCGCCGTGCGCGCTCGAACACCACGTGGCCGGCAGCACGCCCAGCCTTTGTTCGAGGTCGGCGAGTTCCAGGGCGCCGTCCGTCTTCCTCTGGTGTCCCTCGGCCGAGTCCACGTCAAGGCAGATCACGCCTCGGGGCATGACGATGGCCGTGTTGCCGTCCGGGTTGGATTGCGACCATTCCCGGATCTGCCGGTCGGTGACGGGCTGCTGGAGGCGTCCGGTCACGCCCTTGGGCGGGAATGATTTCGCCGCGGGCGGCAGGGGCACGACCTGCGTCCACCCGGCCCGCCGGTATACGGGTGCGGCCTGACGGTAGCCGAACACGTCCTCCATGACGTCACCTCCTTACATGTACGCTGCGTTGGGTGGGCCGGCGCCGCCGATGGGCGCCGGCCCGATTGCCGGTTGACTGGTGGTCTAGAATGCTTCGCTCGCATCCTCGCCGCCGTGCATGCCGGGGTTCGCCTGGTCGGTGACCGCGGTCACCTGCTCGACGCTCAATCCGAGCATGCCGGCGATCTCCTGCGGCGGCTTGCCCAACGCCTTCAACTGGAGGATCTGCTGCGCATCCACACGCGGCTGCGAAGACTGCGGCTGCTGGGTGGGGATGGTCACCGGCTGCGGCGCGGGCGCAGGCTGAGCGGGCTGCATGGGGCGGCCGCTCCACGGGTCCACGAACCCCTGCTGCGCGGACTGCGCCGGCTGCTGCATGACGGGCTGTGGCTGGCTCATGGCCATGTCGGCGGGCGACTGGTGCTCAATCGTGTACTCCATGACCTTCGGCGGCTGCATGCCGTTCTGCGACGGCCCGTAGCCGGTGAACACGGCCGTGAACCGGTCGCCCGGCTTGATGTCGCTGGCCTTGTGCAGGCCGGCGCGGCGGATCGCGTCCAGCCAGGCGCGACGCTGCTCGCCCCACCCCTTGATGTACACGGTCCGATACCCGTCGTCATCCTCCACGTTCGGGTCGGTGACACCCGTGTTGATGGTGACCAGCACCTGCAGCTTGGGGCTTCCGTCCTGCCAAAATGCGGGCTGTTTGGTGTTGAAGTCGCTCACCTGGTTGGCGGTGACCTTCTCGATGATCCCGCTGATCCGGTCGCCCGGCCGCTCGAACTTCGCTCCCTTGCTGGACTGGCTCTCGATCTGGTCGAGCATCTGGCTGGCGCTCATCCTCGCCTGCTGTGGCTGCGGCATGGGCTGCCAGTACTGCTGCATCGGCTGCGGCTGGCCATAGCCGTTGTATCCGTTGTATTGCGGTTGCTGTCCGAACATTATCGTTTCCTTTCGGTTGTCGTTTCGGTTATCGTTACGGTTCTGGGTATTCGGGGCCGATGAGCGGGATGAGACGCAGCCACCTGTCGGGCACGTCCGGCCACGGACGCTCGTCGAACTCAGGCAATTGGCCCATATCCGGCCACACCCTGCCCTTGCACTGGAAGCACCCGTCGGATCCGGCCGCCGGCAATTGCTTGATCCAGCTGTCCCGCACCTCGGGCCCCTCGGCCTGCTCGATGCAGTCCATCAGGTTGACCAGCAGCTGGGCCCTGGCGAGCGCCCACACCCCCGGTTTCGGGTCGAACCCGGCCTGCCATGGGAGCGCGTCGTTCAGGCCGGCCTTGTTGCGCGGCAGAAAATAGATGCGGCTTGCCCGCACCGATTCCCCGCGGTTCTTCAGTCCGATGCCGTACAGGCTGGCTTGCACCCGGTACTGCTGCGACGGCCCGTGCGCCTTGACCTTGGTGAGCGTGGTGTTGCCGACGATCTTCCAGTCGATGGTGCTGCCGGTCTTCCTGTCGTACAGGTCGATGCTCCCCCGCACGTCGTATCCGGCGTGCAGTCCCTGCAGGTGGCCGACGGTGACGCGCATCTCCGGCACGAACCGGCGACGCTCGTCCTCCGGCGCTGGACCGGTGAACACGGTCTCCTCGCTCTCCTGGAACCATTGTTCGAAGCGGGCGTGCACGCACGTGCCGATGAACGGCAGCCACGCCGGCCGCCGGCGCTCCGGCCAACCGGCCAGTTTGGCGGCCAGGCAGTGCACGCACGAGGTGCCCAGTTCGCTTGGGCCGATCTCCCTTTGCAGGTCGCGCGGCTGGCTGCTCATGCGGGTTTCGATGATGCGGCGGATCTCGGGCCACAGATCCGAATCCCTATCGGTGCCGGACGTCTGCGGTTCTTGCGTCGTCTGCCGTTGCGCGTTGGCGACGGCGAGGATGTCATCGGCGTTCATCGTTCAGCTCCTTCAACGCGCGGCCGGCTTCGCGGCGGATGATCTCCACGTCGGCCTTGCTGATCGGCAGGTGCTTGTAGTGGCCTCCTCCCGTGTGGATCCACAGGCCGAACCCGTATCCTCCGGCTTTGCTGTCTCGTTCGGGTTCGCGGCGGATCTCGAACCCGCCGTCACTGAAGCTGCTCATGGATGCCCCTTTCCAGGATCCGGCCTATCGACCGGGTCAGCTCTCCGGTGAGGTCGTCGAGGCTGGTCGCGGCGATGATGATCGTGTCGTCGCCTTCGGGCAGCACGTCGTAGGCGAACAGGCAGCGTTCGACCTCGCTGCGGATGAGGGTGCGCATGTCCACGCTCATGAGACCACCACCGTGCTCGCGCCCTGCACGACCATGCCCTCAAGGTTCAGGGTTCCGACCAGCTTCTCCACGCTGCTCAGGCTCTTCGGCTTGAGCTCGAACAGCTCCGGATGCTCCGTCGGTTTGTAGGCCGCCGTGAACTTCTTCGCGTCGAGCCGCCGGCTTCCGGTCTTGACCTGCACCTTCAGTCCGCCGGCCTGGTAGGTGCCGGGCTCGTGCGTGTCCAGGATCTGCCGCTTGATCGCGTCGATCTCCTCCTGACGGGTCTTGATCTGCTCGGTCAGGTCGGCGATGCGCATGGCCTGGCGGGCCAGCAGGTCGGCCTTCAACTCCTCGTCCCGCCGTTCCACGGGCACCGTGTCCATGCTGGGCGGCGCGGGCGGCGCCAACAGTGTCTCGCTTGTCGTTGTCATTGCTTCACTCCTCCTACGGTGATGTTCGCTTTGATGGGCACCCACGACACGTCATGGGTGCGGATCTGGCGCCTATGCCGGTTCGCGGTCTCGATCGCCACGTCCAGCGAAATCGGGCCGGTCAGCCAGCCGCACTGCCGGCAACGCGCCATGTACGTACGGCCGTCACTCATCCGACGCCCCACGTGCCGTGTCGCCGGATTCGAGCTCCTGGACGACCTCGGCGTGCACGATGTCGGACGCCTCGTCCCGCAGCCGCTCCTGCTCCCTGAGCCTCCGCTCGTCCAGCTCGGATTGGCTGCCCAGCGGGTTGCGCAGCAGCCGGCTGATGGCCGCGCCCTCCTTGACGACGTGCTGGCAGATGTCCACGCACTTGGCCACGACCTCCGCCTGCCGGCCGAACAGGCCCTTCTTCTCGATCGCCTGGTCGGCCTTGTCCACGAACTGCGCCGCCGCGTCCGCGATCCTGGAAGCGGCCGGATACAGGCTCGCCAGATCCGCAGGCATGTTCTCGTCGTCGATCAGCGTCTGCACGATCCAATCCATGTTCGACGTCATGATGTCTTCTCCTTAACTTGAGTTGAAGTTGATGTTGGGGTTGATTTCCTCGGGTCCCATTCGGGAAGGGGTGTGATGCGGATGTACGTGTGCGGCTCGTATTCGACGCCGTGCCAGGTGAGCGGGTCCCCCGTCTTGCGTTTCCGCCACGTGCCCGGACGTCTGCCCTTGACGATCGGATCGGGTTCGCGCTGCAGGACCTCATGCTCCTTGATCTGCTTGTCGTCCCCGTAGGCGACGCCGTTCAACGCGTCCGTCACGAGCTTGTACAGGTTGTCGCCGTCGGGCTTGCCGCGCTTCGGCTTCCAGAACTCCAAATCGACGCGGACGAGCCCCTGCAACGGTTCGGCGTCCGGATACTTGAGCCGGAACTCCGCGTAGATCCGGTTTTCGGCGTTGCGCGTGCGTTTCGGCGTGACGCCGTGCCCGTTGTAGACGCGCGGCCTGCCCTTGGCGATCGGCTCGCCTGGAACGAGCAGCGTGAAACCGTTCACTTCTCTCCCACCTTGTCCGCGACGGGTCGTCTGGCTTCGTGGAAGCGCATCGTCGAAGCGCCGCCGATCGTGTACTTGCGGCCCGTCAACCCGGACACGTACAGGTGGGTCAGCCCGTCGCAGCGGACCACGCCGCCGACCTTGTACGCGACCATCAGCGACCGCCCGCGTTGCTCAAATAGACGACGTCGCCGGGAGCAACGTCCGACAGGCAGTCGACGTGGCAGTAGACGTCGGCAACGCTCTTCCACGGGTTCGTCTTGCCGCTCATCGTGTGTCCTTCCCCGCCTTGATGCGACGTTCCTCCGCGTTCACCCATTCGGCGACGTTGCACGCGCTCTGCAGCATGCCGATGATCGTCCGCTGGGGCGTGGTGTGCCCGTTCACGCTCGTCTCCCGCAGCAGGCATGCGAGCATGTCGTTCAGATCGTCGAGCATGTCCCGATACCGGTGCAGCATGCGCGTCTCGTCGGGTTCGGCAGAGGGTTCCGCTTCGGTTGCAGCTCTTCCGCGCGTGAGGATGGAGGGCAGGCTGACGCTGCATTCGCAGGGCAGGATCACACTCTCTTCCGCGGTGTTGTCGGTTACTGTTGACTGTGACACCATGATCGTTGTTCCTTTCACTTGAGTGGTGTCGGGCGTCGCATCATTCGCTTTCCTAGGGCTCGGATGCGACGCCCATTTGTTTTTTGTTCCGCCCGGCGTGGTGACGAGTCCACGCCGGGAAGCTCTTATTCGCCGTCGCATTCGTGGTCGGCGATGCGCAGCAGCGTCACGCCCAGCAGACCGCCAAGCACGAACGCCAGGAAATGCAGCACGCTGAACACGCCATCCGCGAGCGCGGCAATCCACCAGACCAACCCCCAGCCCGCGATCAGGACGAGCCCGGCGCCCGCGACGATGCAGAACGCGATCTTCTGCTGCCGTTGCTTCACCGTCAACGGGGTCGGCGTCTTGCGATGTCTGCGGTGTCTGCTCATTTGAGCCTCCTGCAGTCACCTAGCATGGTCTCCGTGCGCCGTCGCAGGTTCGCCTTCTTCCAGGCGAGCACCACGTCCGGTACGTAGCTGATGCGCCCGCTCACGCTGTCGCGCAGATACGCCGGTCCCTGTCCGAGGCTCCGCCACTTGCCGAGCGTCTTCACCGACCTGCCCAGGCAGTCCGCCGCCTCCTGCGGCGACCACAACTCCACCTCGGCCATCAGTCCACCCCCTCCAATGCGGGCTGGCAGTCCCCGTAGATGAAACGGCGGATGAACCGGTTCACGCCCTTCGTGGTGAACCGCGCGTACGGCCTGCCGAGCCTATGGTCGTCGCGGATGTGCTGGCGCTGCACCAGATAGCCCGGTTTGATGGCCCTTTTGGTGGGCGCGTTCCCGTGCGTCTCCACGTAACCGGCGCCGCGCAGCAAGCCGTAGACCATGTCGCGGGTCATGCGTCGGTCGATCGTCTGGAAGTGCCGGGCGGCCTGCGTGACGCTCATCGTCCCATCCGTGCTGACGAACGCCTCACCCAACAGGGCCAAGGGCCTGCGCTCGTCCAACTCCCGCTGCTGACGGGTGATGGTCTCGGCCTGTTCGCTCATGGTGCGTTGCGCGATCAGTGCGGCCTTCGCCAGGATCGCCTTTTCGTCGTCCGTATCGTTGACGGGCAGGTAGCCGCCGGTGCGGCGAATCTGCGGGAGCACATCGTGCGTGACCCACCGTTGGAATTCCTTCGCGACCGGCTTCCGCGAGCGCATCACCAGCCGATACAAGCCAGGCTCGCTGATGATAATCGGGGATCGGCCGCCATTGGAAACATCGATAACCGTTGAAAAACCGCCAATGTCGATAGTATCGACATTGCTGATTTCATCTTCGTCTAGGGTTGCACGGATATCTTTCGTATGAGTTCCGAGGATGTCGCATACGTCCTTGGCGATGAACCACGGCGCTCCATCGCCGTCGGTCAGGACGCGCACCTGGTTGCCCTTGAACTCGAACGGCTGTACTGTGGAATCAACCATTTGATAACCTTCTTTCACTTGGTTTCGGCCGCAGTTGCAGCTGCGGCCTTTTCTTCTTTTCCGTCGTCCGCGATGTAGCAGATCTCGCCGGGCTGGAATCCGAACGCGCGCCACAGGCCGACCAGCATGGCCGGCGTGCACACGTTCGTCCTCCTCGCCTTGTTCAGCACGCTCTCGCTGACGCCGATGGCGCCCGCGAACGCGGCGTCCGTCTTCAACCCGCTCATGCGCTTCGTCCGCTCCAGGAACTCCGGACGGAACAACGTCTGCGCGGTCATAGGGCAACTCCTTTCACTGGGATTGGTTTGGTTTACGGTTTGGGTCCCTTCCCCGCCGCGATAGGCTTGAGATTGATCGGGAAACAAGTCCGTCACACGACGGGGAAGGGAAGGATCAATGCAGCCAACTGATGTCATATCCGCCATCTGCGCGGTCGTGTCCACGTTCATGGCCGGAACGACCATCCTCTGGCCATGGATCACCCGCCCAAGACCCGCATGGTTCCCCGTCGAAGAAACCGACACTAACCTGTGTCCGAATCCGCGTCTCAGCGGCCTCAAGGGGTTCTTCGTCGACGTGAACGGTGTCACCATATGGCCGCAGGGGATAATCCGCATGTACAACAGCGGCGACGCGGCAGCCTACGGGATCACGGTAGAACCGGACGACGCGATCGTCATCGAGGTCGGACACGACGGCGAGCAGGGCACCAGGGCCGCGTCAAACTGCGTTCCGTATCTGGCTCCAGGAGAATTCTTCTTCATCGCGCTCATCACTGCCCCCGCCGATCGCGACAGCTTCGTTCTACTTCACTGGTCAGAGTCTCCAACGAACGCGGGCCGTACCTACGTTCAAGAGATTCCAGCAAGCGGATCAGGCGTCGGCCTATCCCGTCGTCCGAAGAGGATGCGACGGGCGGCCGCAGACGAATGGAGACGGAATCGTCCGAATCTTCATCGTTGGCCCGTGGACACGGGCCAACCCGCATGAGCACATCAACCCCAGGCTCCGGATGGATCACGACGCTCCTGTACTGCGGGACCCATTTCCGTAGTTCGCGTTCGCATGAGTCCAATCGGCCGCTCACGAGACGCAGACGATGAATCGTGACGAGCAAGGACGCGGACAGCAGGATCACGCCCGATCCCAGCAGAATGTCAATGATGTTCTGGACACTCACTGCAACCACCAACCTTTCTTGAAACTCTCGGTTGCTTTCTGCAACAGACGGTAACACCATGCAACCGACACGGCGTGTCTTGACTTGCAACTGGTTACGTTGCATAATGCAACCATGAACAAACATGAATGGTTCTCAAGCACAATCGGCAATGACACAATCGCGGAAGTTGGACTTAAAGCCGGAATTGTCAAAACGACAATTTGGCGTCAGTTCAATAATGATCTGAATTTCACCGCCGAGAACGTCATCCTCATCGCCCGCGCCTACCATAAAGACCCCGTCGAAGCCCTCGTCGCCTTCGACTACCTACGAGAAGATGAACGCGGCGCCGCCTCCCTCCGCGCCGCACTCAAAAACGCCACCAACGACGACCTGCTCACCGAGATCGCGGCGCGTCTCGACCGCGACCCATCGCTCGCCGACCAGCCCGTATGGCGGGGCGACCCCAAGGACCTCGACCGGTACATCGCCGAACGCGACGCCACCGACGACGAGATCGCCGACACCATCAGCAAGCTCGGAAAACCCGACGTGGGCCTCGCCGCCTACCACGGCGACCACAAACTCGACGACGAAGGGAACGACGCCGCCTAAACCCCTCGAATTCGACGGGTTTGACAGGAATCGTTAAACGTGTCGAATCCGACACGTTTAAGCACGACCCACGCAAAGGAATATGAGATGACGAACAGCACGCAAACACTGAAGCCGGAGGAGCAGCGGGCTTACGAGCGGCTTCTCGAGAAATCCCAGGAAGCGTTCATTCTGGCGATCGAACTGTTCAACCGGCCCACGATACGCTACCGCGTCGAGGGCTGCGCGTTCTTCCTGTGCAACGCGTGGGAACTCATGCTCAAAGCCTATCTGATAAAGCGAGACGGATACAAATCAATTTTCTACCCGGGGAAGTCCCAGCGCACGCTGTCACTTGAGGACTGCATCAAGAAGACGATGACGAACGACAAGGATCCAGTCAGGCTCAACATCGAGTCCATCAACGAACTGCGTAACACCGGCACACACTTCGTTGTCGAGGAGTACGAAATCACCTATGGTCCGATATTCCAGGCGAACATCCGCAACTACGACGATAAGCTGCGCGCCTACCACGGCATAGAGATTTGCGACAGGATTCCCGACAACTACCTTGTGCTGTCGGTCAACCGCACCGATCTCGACGGGCAGACCATACGAGCAAAATACACTCCAGAAGTCGCCGAACGGCTGCTCTCCACGCAGCAGGAGATCGATCACGTCTCCGACGAGGAGAACGACGTGAAATACGCCGCTTATTACCGTACCGAATTCGTCCTGTCGAAAAAAGCCGGCATTCCTATCCACGTCGACAGCAATGCAGATTCTCATGCGCGGATCATCAAGCAGGTCATAGACCCTTCGGACAGGTATCCATACCGAATGAAGGATCTCATCGCCCTCGTCAACCGCAATCTCAAACGCCGAGGTGTGGTCTTCGCCTACGGAGACAACCACGACGCGAGATTCACCAACTACCATTGCGGACTGTTCGTCAAATGCTATTCAATGAAGCAGGACGAGCGATACACGTTCGATCGTTCGTCGCCCAAGGAACGCAGAAACGGACAGCATTCCTACATCTATTCGGAGTCAGCCGCCAACTTCATCGTCGACGAGATAGCCAAGGACCCGGAAAACGTCATCAGGAAACTGAAGGAGAAGATATCGCGCATGCAAAGACAGTGAAAGGCCAACCCCAGGAGCAAAGGAATTCTCGACCCAAAGTCTTACTCCCATTCGGGAACCCAGCTGTAATCCACTCAAGTTGACCTTACGGGTTCAACAATATAACAGATGTCGTCGATACACGCCATGTGTTCGCCAATCGAGCACACGAAGTAGTCGAAAGGAGATACATGATCACAGACAAGCGTTTCCTGCCCGACCTGTCGCAATTGACCTACGGGCAGATGCGCAACGCGATCCTCGGCCTGGACGTGCGCGTCAGCAGCGCCCTGCTCCCCGACAGGACGTACGGACTCTACGACGAGTCGAAGCGGCTGATCCTCATCGACCGGCGCATGACCTACACGCGCAAACGCTGCACGCTCATGCACGAGCTCGTCCACTGGCTCCACGGCGACCAGACCTGCACCGGCGTCATCGGCAACCGGCACGAACGACGCACACGCCTGGAAACCGCCAGACGCCTCATCAGCCCGTTGGAGTACGCGACCGCCGAAACCATCTGGGACGGCAAACCCGGACTGATCGCCGGCGAGCTCAACGTCACCCAGGAGATCGTCGAGGACTACAGGAGCATGCTGCACGACATGATCCCGCATGAACGCGAAAAAGCCCTTCACGGCGCGGCAACGCCGTGAAGGGCGGTGAAGACAGACGTCAACCTTGGAAAGTTTTAGCCGCTTCGATTCGCCATCCTAGCATCGAAGCGGAGGATGGAGCACACCCAAATGTCGATATCCACCTACAGAACGGGAGGCGGCGAACTCCGCTACCGCGTCAGATACCGGAAGCCCGACGGAACGCAGACCGACCGCCGCGGGTTCAAACGCAAGAAGGACGCCCAATTGTGGGAGGCCGACCACGTGACCGTCGCCATCGCCAAAGGCTCCTACGTGGATCCCGCGAGCGCGAAAAGCACCATAGGCGACCTGTGGCCGGCGTGGATCGCGAAGAAGAAGGTGAACGCGAAGCCCAGCTATCTTGACGACCTGGAGGGCGCGTACGGCAAGTACGTGGCCGCGTATTGGGCAAACATCCGGATCGGCAAGGTCTCGCGCGCGGGCGTGCAGCAGTGGGTCGGTGACATGACCCACGGGCGCGTCGACGGCAAGGCGAAGAGCGCGAGCGTCGTCCTCAGGGCGTACGGCATCCTCGCCGGGATCCTCGACGACGCCGTGGCCGACAACCTCATCCCCCATAATCCCGCGCGCGGCGTCAGCCTGCCCCGCAAACCCAGACGCACACGCCACACCTACCTCACCGCACCGCAATTGTTCGCCCTCGCGGACGCGTGCGGCCCCTACAGGGTGTTCGTGCTGACGCTCGGGCTGACCGGCCTGCGGTGGGGCGAGGCGACCGGGCTGACCATCCGCGACGTGGACCTCGACCGGCGCCGCTTCGACATCAACAAGAGCGCCACCGAAGTGCGCCGGCGGATCGTCGTCGGCACGCCGAAGACCCACGAACTGCGCACCGTCATGCTCCCCGCCGTGCTCGCCCCATTGCTGCCCGTGCGCGGGAAAGGTGACGATGATCTGCTGTTCGCGGATCCGACCAGCCCGACCGGCTATATCATGCAGGTCGATTCGCCCAAGACCGGGTCCAGCTGGTTCACGCGCGCGTGCGACGCGGCCGGCGTGCCGCGCATGACCGTCCACGACCTGCGACACACCTCAGCCAGCCTCATGGTCAGGAGCGGCGCGAACGTCAAGGCCGTCCAACGGCAGCTCGGGCACGCGTCGGCGGCCATGACCCTGGACGTGTACGCGGATCTGTTCGACGACGATCTGGACTCGGTGTCGGAGAGCATGAACCGGCTGCTCATCGACGCGAATGTGGGCAACATGTGGGCACGGGAGGGTATACTGACCGCGTAAGCCTTGGAAAATCAAGGGTTTCAGGACGTGCGGTTGCGGGTTCAAGTCCCGCTCCGGACACCGGAATAAACCCCTTGGAAACAAGGGGTTTTCTTGTATCTGACGAAAGATTGGCGGAATACGGGCAATGCGGTTCATTCATCTTGACTCCATCGACGACGAGCGTGTGGCGGCTTATGTGAATCTCACGGAAATCCAGCTGCGCAACAGGCTGGAGCCCA